AAGTAGAAAAAGATATTAACTATACAAAAAATAAATAATGACAATAAAATAATATAAATATAATATTTTATGGTATAATAAATAAAATAAATGAAATGGGAAATTCCCAATCAATCCAAAAAATAAATTTCGAAGATGTCCAAACCGCATATAAAAACCCGGAAGTATATTTATTGATAAATACAATATCGGAAATAGATCAAGGATGTTTGATCCCGAACACAATTGGGATATTGCAAGAAGAAATGTTGATAAATAAATATATTCGTGCAAATAAATCGGTAAAAATAATTATTTATGGCCGAAACGCGAATGATGAAACAATATATAAAAAATATCAACAATTATTCGGACTTGGATTTACAAATGTATATGTCTATATAGGTGGATTATTTGAATGGTTATTATTACAAGATATTTATGGAACAGACGAATTTCCAACAACAACAATACAACGCGATATTTTAAAGTATAAACCGTCCCAGAAAATCAATGTCGGATTATTGGAGAATGGATAAGTTGACTGGCCCGGTTATTTGATCGATGATAACCCCGTTCTCGGACATATGTGTAACAATATGTTTTGTAGACTCGCATAAAAGCCGGGTATCATCTAATTCGGAGAATTTTGTATGCGTATATGCAGGTAATTGTGTTTTTTTGACAATTATGCCATTCTTATTTATTTTTTCGATACGCCAATATTTCGTATCGGTTGATTCTCCGCAGTGAAAACGTATGTGTTCCGAATACATTTTTGTTTTGTCTGATTGCCTATTTTTATTGTATTATAATAGCATCAATTTTTTCGTGAATATAAGAATATAAGAATATAAAAATATACATAAATAATAATGTTCCAATCTTTTCAAAAATTATTATGGTTTGCCGCCACAATATTAGCCGTAGTGAATGCAGCAGATACAGAATGTCCCACTGTCCCTGTTACATCATCCGACCGTCGTCCAAGTAATAATTCGTTGCGAATTGTTCAGTATAATGTAGAATGGTTATTCATAGATTATTATAGTCAAGCCGATTGTCCCGGGCAACATTGTCCATGGTCTAATCAAAGTGAAGCCACAATTCATATGAATTATGTATCTAATATTGTCAAGATATTGAACCCGGATATCTTGAATTTATGTGAAGTCGAAGGGTGTGACGAATTGAATATTCTGATCGATAATTTAGAATCTGGTTTGACTGAGACCGAGAAAACGTATAAACCATATTTGAAACAAGGAACAGATAGTGCAACGGGACAAAATGTAGGAATGATTACGCGCATTGATCCGGTCATGAATTTATATCGCACAGATTTACGGTATGATTATCCTGTTCCAGGTTCTAAATGCGGATATACCGGTACCCCCGGGACTTCAGGTGTGAGTAAACACTACATTACCGAATTTATTGTTGCGTCGACGAAAATCGCAATGATCGGATTACATCTATTGGCATATCCAACCGACTCACAGCGGTGTGCTGAGAGGGAAGCGCAAGCACAAGTATTACAGAATATTATTTATGGATATACAAGCCAGAAATATGAGATTATTGTATTGGGTGATTTCAATGATTTTGATGGAACTGTAGTAGATGCAAATAACAATTTACCTATCTCTCTAGTATTAGATATTATGAAAGGAAATGCGGGAGAATATAATGGAAAATATCAATTGTTCAGTGTTGCAGAAACAATGGTTCAGGATACGAGATTTACCGATTGGTATGATGAAAATAACAATTGTGTATCCACTCTGACTGAATTTTCAATGATCGATCATGTTTTAGTATCTTCATATTTATTGGATCGATTGAATAATAGTTATATTTATCACGGATACGATGAATTTTGCGGGAAATATAATTCGGATCATTATCCAATAGTCATTGATTTTATTTTGTAATTTTTTGATATGATTTGGTTTGTAAATAGTGTATGTAAAATAAAATATAAAAAAATGATTGTATAATATATCATGGAAGATCGACAAAAACGGCATAAATATACCCGAAAAAAAAATATTATACAATTACCAAAAACAATTAAAACCGCGAAATATGTGGATATATATCAACCGCAAAAACGACAGAGTCGATTTATAAAATTTAATAAACGTGAAAAATATAATAATTTAACGCGGTATTGTTCGACTGATTTATGTAAATTGCAGCGGCAACAAGCGGTACAAAGCCAACATCGGCAAGTTGGTGGTAATATTTTTCAATCTGTAGGTGAAACTATAGGAGTTGTATCGAAAAAATATGAACCCGTTATGACAATTATGCAAGAAATGGAAAAAACGCCGAAAAGTAAACCTAGTACAATATCAGATTATTCATCTACGAATGGTTGGCAAGAATATGATGGCACAATAATTTTATTGAATTTTACGGAAGAATGTGTAATTGCGGCAGGATATTATACATTTAATCAGATTCCAGCTATAGTAATCCTGGGTATTGACTCACGGATTAATTTTGACTATTTTACGGTTAATACAAAACCAGATATTATTGTAAAGATTGAAACCAGCAAAATAACGAGTAGTGATGTTATTGATGATTTAAAAAAACAAATTTTAACGAAATCGTTTCCTAAAAATGATTTGAGCGCTGTCAATGCGACGTTTACACACTGGTGCGCAAATTCGACCTGGTATGAAAAGCCTCCTCCTCCTTCTGCTATTTCTTCTTCTTCTTCTGCTGCTCCTATGGTTGTTGGTGTTGTTGGTGTTGGTGGTGGTGGTCCTGCTGCTGCTGCTGCTGGTGGTGGTGGTGTTAGTAGTGCTCCTATGGTTGTTGTTGGTGGTGGTGGTGGTGGTGGTGTTAGTAGTGCTGCTGCTGCTGCTGCTGCTGCTGGTGGTGGTGGTGTCAGTGGTGGTGCGCCGTTACCGGTAGCAGTTATAACACCAGACGAGTTTGATGCCGCAATAATCACTCAAACCCCAGTAAAAGAGTGGATAGAATGTCCGACCGATGCATGGCCAATATTATATGATCCAATTCAACGCGAAATTAAATCAACCGCGTATATATTGCGCACATTTACTAAAAGTTTCATAACTTCAGCTGATTACAATCCCAGAGTTAATTCGATTTCATTTGATTTTACGGGAACGATATTTGATTTGTTATACAATATTACCGGCGAATGGGCTAAAGATTCATATCTTTTTATGTTAAAGGTTAATTCGACTAAATCCAATACCAATACCAATACCAATATCAAACCACGACTTATTATTGCTGCCGGTCCGAGTTCTGCGGGAAAAACGTTTTCTGGAAAAGGTATTATTTCATTATTGGCAACCGACGACGCGTTTCCAGATACATTTTTATCAATTGATGGAGGAATATATCGTGAAATGAGTTATGTATATCAATTAGTAATTAAAAGTCTTGCATTATATACCAAACTTGCTGGGTTTACGAATTTAGTTGATCCTGGAGGTCCGAAAACAGGTATAAAGAAAACTATTGGTTTTACCGTATCATTATTTGATTCGAATATAATTAAAAAAATAGTTACCAAATATTTATTATCGATAACTGATTTGACAACAGATGGATCTAATAAAAAGATTAGTTTATATGTTCCTGAAACATTTAGTTTTTGTGGTAGTTTATATTGTAGTAATGTATATGAAAATTATATTACCATTACTGGCGATAACGATGCGTGGTCATGTATTTTTTGTTGGCAACATAAATACGGTTATTGGACATATGACACGTTATTAGCCCATCTAAATCAATTAAAGACAGCTGGAACACTCAGCTTAGAACAACAACATATTTGGACAAATAACGCATCCGATTGGATATCGAAACACGATTGTGATTTTCCAGGCGCAAAAGTAGCAGTAGCAGGCGCAGCAGCAACAGAAGGATATAGATGCGCTGGGGTAATTGAAAGCGGAACTTTACGCGAACAAGGCGAAGGTAAAAAATATAGTAGTGGTGCATGGTCTAACGCAATGACCAATGGAAAAATTATTATGAATAACGCGCCGGGATTTAGATTAGATTTTCATAACAGTGGTGGTATGCTTAATAATACGACCACGATAACTGATTATTCTGATGATGACATGAAATTAAACGTCAAATATCCTGATGTATTTACACCTATACCTGCATTACCTAAAGTATCGATTGACGGACATGATTATCCAGTAATAAATTTTAAAAATTTAAAATTTTTATATAAAATAGCACTTCCTTCAGAACTCGAGGATACTATAAGTATTAAAGACTGGGTGCCGGACACATACTTTGAATCCATTATTAATCCCGATGCAAATAATCATAATGCATTAGCAACTACTCGGAACGGCGCGGAAAATGATTATTTAAATTTTAGACGGAGTAATAGAACATTTACATCAACCGTATCATTGATCGGATCGCATAATAGTAGAATACAATGTTTTTTGGATACTATATTATATTACGATATTAATAGGGATGTGCAAGATCAGGCGGAAAAAATAAGATTTCAAAATTGCGCGATAATTAAAATTACATTGGCTAGATTTACTGACAGCGACGGGGTTAACGCCTTTTATATCGATATTCGGTTAGTATATTCCGGCGAATTAAGTTTAGATGAAAAGAAAAAAATAGATCCTAAAAAACGACCATATTATATGCGACATAATGATATTACCGACGAACTTAAAAACAATGCACGTGATGCATACATAAAAAAAAATAAAAATGCGACAGTTGAGCAAAAACAAGAGGCATATAATAATTCTTATGTACCATTTAAAGGAATGTGTAAATTATTTACTGAGTTAGGCCCCGATTCCGACTTAGTTAAATATCTTGCCGTTTTAAATTTAAAATTAGATGATATTGATAACACTTCAGAACAAATTATATATTTAGTTCGACACGGGCAAGGTACGCATAATATAGTAAAGAATGTAAATTTATCATATGATACACCTGTCACGCCATTAGGGGTGAATCAAGCAATACGTGCAGGAATGCAATTGTATCAAATTTTAAAGTCATATAATAATAAACTTTCTTATTTTTTTGTTTCTGATTTAGATAGAACAAGAACCACAGTAGCAAATATATATAAAGGATTAGTTAAACAAGACATCCATGCGCAGGCCTCATCATCGTCCTCATCATCGTCCGCATCATCGTCCTCATCATCACCTGCGCCACTTGATTTTTTAAATGACAAAATTACTGACACTAATATATCACTAGTGGTTCTTCCATGCGCCCATGAATTAGATTATAACAAACGCGGACAATGTGACGCAAGATGGACAATTAAAGGTAAGGTAGGACAGTATGAAAATGCCCCGAAATGTACATTAGCAAAAATACATGACCGCAATAGTTCGTGTAATAATATACCAGGTAGTCCCGGTAATCCCGGTAGTCCTACATTTACAATAGATTGGACGAATTATTTAGCGTTTTATAGGGGTGCAATGCGGGGCGCTATAACAGTTACGACCGTACCCGTCGATGAAAAATTTTTAAATTGTAAATATACCAATATGTTATCACTTGCAATAGGTATAACAACTAATAAAATAACTAGAGCAGCGATATCACATACAATGAATAACTATATTCAAGAAAGAATGACGCGTGCTGCTGCTGCTGCTGCTGGTGATGAGGATGATGAGGATGATGAGGAGGAGGAGGATGCTGACAACGATGAGGAGGAGGATGAGGGTGAGGAGGGGGGGGAGGAGGAGGAGGGCAAGGAGGGTGAGGAGGATGATGAGGAGGAGGAGGAGGAGGATGAGGAGGAGGATGAGGGTGAGGAGGAGGATGAG